AAGGATATGGTTTAAACAACCCGTTAGTTAATATTAAACAATACAGAGATACGCTTGCAAGATTTGTAAACATGGCAGGCTTTAAAGATGACAGTCAGTTCTTAATGGAAATATCAGAAGAACAAGCAATGCAAATGGCTCAAGCTGCTGCCCAAGCTCCTAAAGAAGAAGATAGCAATACTAAAGCTGCAATGATTCTAGCAGAGGTAGAAAGAGAAAAAGCACAGATGAAGATGCAAGAGCAGATGGCTAAACTAGAATTAGAAAAACAACAAACAGAACTTAAAATGCAGAAAGAAATGTTAGAACTTCAGCAAGAAAAAATGGAGTTTGAAAAGGAGATGGCATTGCGTGAGCTAGAGCTTGCACAAAAGTCAGCTAATGATAAACAAAAAACAGATATAAATAAGACTTCAGAAATTATAAATTCTTTAGAAAAAATACAAAATATAACAACACCTAAACTATGAACAAATCAGAAGCATTTAGAAACCTTCTACAAAGCCAAGAATTACTAGACGAAGTAGAAGCAATGAAAAAAGAATTAACAGACCTAATTATTAATTCTGATGATGATGAGTCAAGCGTAAGAGAAGCAGCTTATGTCAGAATCAGAACTATCAACGAACTCATGGCTCGTTTTGAATCTATCGCAAAAGATGATGAGATTAAAGACAAGGCATGGAAAATAATATAGGCATATAGCCTGTATGGGAAAGCCACACCGAGATGGCATAAGGAAATAAAATGAGTGATGACACCATGACTTCCGATACAACGGAAAGTGGAAATCTAACAGTAACAGATGCGGCTTCACAGATTGAAGGTATGTTATCTGCACCAGAGGACTCCACAGAGCAACCAGAAGTTGTAGAAGAGCAAACCGAAGTAGTTGAAGAAGTAGAGGAAACAGAAGTAGAAGCTGAACCAGAGGTGGAAGAAGAAGTAGAAACCGAAGAAGAAGTGGAAGCTGAAGAAGAATCCGAAGTTGAAGAACCTGAAGTAGTTGAGGAAGAACAAACTTTCACCATTAAAGCGGCAGGTGAAGAAAAAGAAGTTACCCTTGATGAGCTAAAGAAATCTTATCAACTCGGCTCTGATTATACTAAAAAGACTCAAGAAGTAGCTGAACAGCGTAAAGTCATTGAGCAAGAAGCTAAAGCTATTATTGAAGCTAGAAAAGTTAGAGATGATTATCAAAATAAATTGCAAGCAATAGAGCAATTCTTAACTGGAACTAATGACAATCCAGAAGAATTAGCAGCAATGAAAGAGAACGACCCAGTAGGATATGCGGTTAAGGTCGCAGAAATGACCGAAAAGAAAGAACAATTACAAACAGTGCAGGCTGAAAGAGCTCGTCTTGCTCAAGAGCAACAAACGGAATCTCAAGCACAAATGCAAAAGTTTGTAGAACAAGAACAAATAAAACTAGCAGAATCCTTACCAGAGTTTTCAGACAAAACGAAAGGCGAACAAGTCAGAAACGACATTCGTAGCTACGGAAAAAAGATGGGTTTTACAGACGAAGAATTATCTCAAGTCTATGACTCTCGTCATGTATTGGTATTACATAAAGCAGCACAGTACGACAAATTAATGGCAGGTAAAGCTGGTGTTAAGAAAAAAGTCGCTAAAGCACCAAAGACTGTAAAGTCTGGAGCTAAAGTAAAGCAGAATGTAACCGATATACAAAAGAAACAACTTAAAAGGCTACAGCAAACTGGTTCAGCCAGAGATGCCGCAGCTATATTTGAAAACTTTATTTAAGGAAAAACAATGGCAACATATAAAACTTATGCAGCAGTTGGAGAGAGAGAAGATTTATCTAACACTATCTTCAATATTGCTCCAACAGAAACACCAGTAGTTTCATCTATTGGTAAAACAAAAGCAACAGCAACATACCACGAATGGCAAACTGATACTCTAGCACCAGCGGTTGTAACAGGATTAACTGAAGGTGCAGATGCAGAAGAGGCTACAACTACTCCTACAGTTCGTGTTGGTAACAGAACACAAATTCAAGGTAAGACAATTCATGTATCAGGTACTCTTGATGCAGTTGATAAAGCAGGTCGTAAGGCAGAAACAGCTTACCAACTAGCTAAAGCAGGACAAGAGCTAAAACGAGACATGGAAAAAACTATAATGTTTAATGAGGAGTCTTACACAGGTGCAGGTGGTGCAGCTCCTAACGCTAGATATCTAGGTGGTATCCAAGCATGGATTAATACTAACTATGTCACAATGACAGATGGTAGTGCAGGGCAGGGTGGTTTTGAGGCAAGAACTCAAGGAAATACTGCTGCAGCATTTACAGAAGATAAACTAAAAGAATGTGTTAAAAAAGTGTTTGAAAGTGGTGGTAATCCAACTATGTTGGTTGTTCCACCTACACAAAAACAAGTAGTATCTACTTTTACAGGTATTGCAGCACAGCGTTATCAAGCTCCTACCGATAAAGCAACTACAATTATTGGTGCTGCTGATGTTTACTTATCAGATTTCGGAACTTTATCTGTTGTACCTGACAGATTTTTGACTGCTGATTCAGACCCAACTGCAGAACAAGCATTTTTGCTTGACCCAACAATGGCATCTATTGCTACACTACGACCATTTGAGTCAAATCTATTGGCTAAAACTGGTGATAGTGAAAAACATCAAATGCTTGTTGAGTACACTCTACAAATATCAAACGAAGCAGCACATGGTATGATTGCTGACTTGGCAGTTTAATTTAGGTTAAACATTATATTGCCCTCGCAAGAGGGCAGTATTACTATTGAGAATAAAATGAGAAAATTTAAAACACACAATACAGATGATGGAAAAGTTATAGAGACTAATCAAGATGTAACTGACATCATTGAAAAGAACAAACAAGAATATAATAACAGCTCAACAAAATGGGGTGAGGATGTCTTTGATAACAAGATAGCTTCTATACCTTTGACTGTTGTTGATAATTTAAACAAGCAAGGAATAATGAGAGGGTTTCATGTATTAGACCAAAAGAAATTCTTTGCATGGTTAAACGACCCAGACAATAGATTTTTTAGAACAAAACAGGGCAGAATCTAAATGGCATTTTTTACAGATTACACAACGCTACAAGCGACTATAGCTGATTATTTAGCTCGTTCTGATTTAACAACCCAGATACCAGAGTTTATAAGATTAGCTGAAGATAGATTGTTAAGAGATTTACGCATAAGACAAATGATTAAAGTTGCTACTGCATCTACTACAGCAGGTGATGCTACTGTATCTTTGCCTTCTGATTTTGTTGCTATGAAAGATTTACACTTACAAGGTAACCCACCACAAACAATTAAGTTTCTATCAACAAGTAACTTTTTTAGAAATGCTCATTCATCTACATCTGGATTACCTAATCGCTATACATTACTTGGTGCAGAGTTTCAATTTGCTCCAATTCCTGATAGTGCTTACACGCTACAAATGGTTTACTTTTATAAACCAGAATATTTAAGCGACACTAATTCATCTAACCTTTGGTTAGCAGATACACCTGATTTATTACTTTATGCTGCACTAGGTGAAGCAGAACCATATTTGATGAATGATGAAAGGCTTAACACATGGGCAAGTATGTATGACAGAGGAGTTATGGCTCTACGCAAGAGTGATGACGAATCTGAATACCCTGCTCAACCACTTACTATTACTAACTCAACAAGGTAAATTATTATGGCTGAAATGTCGGATTATTTAGAAGTCGCACTTCTAAACGCAACACTTAACGGAACTGCTTTTACAGCAGTAAATGACCCTTATGTATCACTACACACAGCAGACCCAACAGATGCAGGAACTGGTGCAGAAGTCTCTGGTGGTGCTTATGCTAGAACTGCTGCTTCTTTTGCTACTGCTTCAGGAACATCAGGTTTAGTTGCTACAGATGCAGATGTTACTTTTCCAACTTGCACAGCATCTTGGGGAACTGTAGGATGGATAGGTTTATGGGATTCTGCTTCTGGTGGAAATATGTTATATCATACAGCACTAGACACTCCTAAAACTATTGATACAGGTGATATATTTAAAATTACTACTGGTAATTTAACTGTAGAATTAGCGTAAGGATAAAATATGGCTCTTATTGTAAAAGATAGGGTAAAAGAAACCACTACGACAACAGGTACAGGCACGATTACATTAGATGGAGAAATGGATGGTTTTCAATCTTTTGATGCTATAGGTGATGGTAATACAACTTACTATGCTATTACAAATGGTAACGACTATGAGGTAGGTCTAGGCACTTATACAGCTTCAACCTTAAATTTGTCTAGGGACACTGTACTAGAGTCTAGTGATAGTGGTAATCTTATTTTTTTAGTTGGCACAAGTGAAATATTCTGTACTTATCCTGCTGAAAAAGCTGTAGTTCAAGATAGCAATAATACTGGCATAGCACCACAGCTAGGTGCAACTAATGGTATGTTTATAAATAATTCAATTATTGGAACTAACTACACAGTACCTACAGGTTACAATGCAATGTCAGTATCACCTGTAAGTGTTGCTAGTGGAGTGTCAGTAACAGTTCCTGCTTCTAGTAAATGGGTGGTTCTATAATGGCAAGTACAATAAATGCAGATACAACCAATGGTGTTGTAGTTACATCAGATACAAGTGGTGAGATAAAACTACAATCAGCAGGGGCAGATATTGCTACAGTTAATAATACAGGTATTACATTAGCTACAGGTAAAGACTTAACATTATCATCAACAGCACTAGATGCAAGTGCATCAGGTATCTATCTTGGTGGTACAGCAGCATCTAACTTATTAGATAATTATGAAGAAGGTTCATGGACTCCTGCTCTTACTGCTGTAACCCCTGTTACATCAGTAACTTATTCTCACAATACTGGAAGGTACAGAAGAATAGGCGATTTAGTTTATATAACAGGAGCTTTTCAAATATCTGCTCGTTCAGGAGGTTCTGGACAAGTTGTTGTAGATGGACTACCTTTTAATGTGAGTGACGAGTTACCATCAACTGCGGTTGAAGCTAATGGTAGTTGTTCTTACTTTGGTGGTTTAACAGTAGCAAAATCTAGTGTAAATGTTTGGGCGTTTAATGATAGTACCAAGTTATATTTTACAGCAACAGCAGCAGGAGGAAGCACTACCATGCCAAGTTTAAATATTACTGATACATCCGCTGCTAGTTTCCAATTAAGATTTACGCTTTCTTATATAACGGATGCTTAATAATGACAATAGAAAAAAGAAAAACAATAGATAAAATAGAAGTGGTCGGTGACTACAAGCATATTCAAGTGCGTGAAAGAACTGATATTATAGAAGATGGTGCAGTTTTATCATCATCTTATCATAGATGGGTAATCTCACCTAACCAAGACTACAGTAATGAACACGCAGATGTACAAGCAATGTGTCAACA